AGCAGTAGCCACAGGAATAGCAAAGTAATAAGGTGCTATCGTTGTGCCTTGATTTAAAGATTCAGGAACTCCAACACTTGAACCTAATAAGGTAAAAGTTGTACCATCGTATTTATAAAGTTCTGCGTAAGTTGTAGGGTTACCTGTATTGTTGTTTACACTAAAATAGAACTCACAATTAAAGTTACCGCCCGGCACTGATAAGACATCGGGGTCGTTAGCATCGGTAATATAACTTGCTACATATCCATTAGCAGAAATAGTAATGTCAGTTCCAGCACCTATGATTGGTTCTTTGCTTAGTTCTCTATAAGCTACCCCACCGATAGTGCCTTGTGAAACACTTGAGTTAAGATAGTAACTAACCGAACTACCACCACCTGTTGATGTTGGGAAGTCAGCTAACGTACCATCACCCCTTACATATTGTGAAGCAGCACCATCTAAAGCGGTTATTACACCACTATTAGCCACTACTGGACCTTGTATATCCCTTATCTTTGCTTCGCCTGTAACTTGTAATTGACTCATAATATTTTATTGAAATAATCCTCTAATATATTCCCCAGCTTCTAATGGTCTACCAAAAGTAAGCACCCCTGTTGAACTTACAAATCTAACATCATCACCTGTTGGTGCTGCACTTGTTAAAATGTTTTGTGCATCCACACCACCTCTTGAAACGTATAAACAAGCATAACCAATTGTGTCCGCAAAAGTAATTGATGTTTCGCCACCACTTGCCGTGTAACCTTTTGTCTTTACTGGGTTTGAACCTACTATAATCACTCCCTCTGGGTTTACCTCTGTTCCTGTTGTATTGTATGCGCCTGTACCTTGTAGACTTACGTTGTAAGTAGCCACATCCTTATATGGTGCGTTTATTGCTAAACTTGATATATTACAAGTTCCGTTAATGATAGTCAAACCATCAACTCCATTATCCACTACAAACTTAATCTCTATTGGCTCTCTTGCCAATTGCTTGTCTAACATAAACAAATAAGAAAAGCCACTCAAAGTAATTAACCCATCGCAGGTTACATTCCAAGTAGCTACATCGTTTTTATATTCCCTAAACCAAGCACTTGTTTGACTTGTTACTTCTTTTTGGTCTACGCTTACATCAAACGTACAATTTGTACTACAAGCAAATGCAACATCTTCTTCAGGGTCTACATCTGTTCTATGCCAATAAAGCATTACGTTATTTCCAATTACTGCTGCCATATTACAAATTTACGCATTATTAAAATATCTTTTTGGAGTTTCTATGCTAACATCCCCAATATAATCAACAGTAGCAGTTGAAGCATTATCAACCATTGTAATCTCTAAAAGTTGTATTTGGCTTGTTTCATCCATATAAGGATTTGATGTCAGCCTATTTATTAAAAACTTCTTATTATTATAAGACAAAGCGTTTGTACTTGCATCTTGAATAGTATATGTTTTATCAAGATATATAAAACCATTAGCACCAGCTATTGCACCCAAATCGCCTTCTAAAGTAGCTATATTTTTACTTAATAAGTTTGAATATTGACGCAAAACCAATTCAGCTAACATAGTAAAAGACTCTGGTGGGTAACCATATCTGTACCAATCAGTCCAAATATCCCCATCTGATTTAAACAATAAACCTACATTATTTCTTATTGGTGATGAACCTTGCGGTGGATAAATTGCACTATAAGGTATATCTATATCGGTTGCTATTTGTGATGTAGAACCAATATTTCTTGTTAATACAACTTCTTTAATAGTTGCATCTCCTTGTGTTAATTTTACATTCTTAATATATCCACCTATTGCACCATTAGCTGCTTCAAATTTAACCCCTATTAATCCTTCAATAACTAAACTTAAATCTTGTGAATATCCCATCGGAATATCAATAGTACTTGTAACATAAGTATTGAATGTAGTATAAGTAACATCTCTAAAATGTACTGTTGTTGACCATACATTATTATCTCTTAAATAGTAAGTTACCCCACCAATAAAAGCCGTAATGTAAACTCTTATTTTATCCCCAGCATTTGCTCCTTGTAATTCAAAAGACAAAGTTGCCCTTGTGCCATACATTTTTGGCAAATATTCATAAGCGGTTGGTAATGCAAAATAATTTTGAATATAAGCATTAGTGCTACCACCCAAGTAAAATACTTCATACCTATTTGATTGGTCTTCTGGTAAAATAACTAAAGTCGCTCTTGATGGCGCAACCTCAAACTCATTCCAACCATTTGCCCTTAATGAAGCACCTGAACCTGTTGTAAACTTAAAAGTTCCGTTATATATATAATTTGACGCATAATCATACGGCAAAGTTGATTCAATTGTAGGGTAACCTTTTCTTACTATTTTAGTTTGACTATTATTTACAAAATGAACATTACCTTCTTGATATGGTTCAATGTTTATTGTATTTGTCAAAGTACCATTCCCACTTACACTTGGCGCATCTTCAACAACATATCTTGTATAGTAAATCGTGTCAGCTTGTTGATTCATTGGCAAAATATACCAATTACCATTAGCTTGAAATAATCGACAACCAAAAGTCTTAATTATATTCTCTAAAATTGTATAATAATCTAATTGATAAAAATCTCTTTTGTATTGATAAGTTTGACTAAATGGCTCGTCTGCACCAGCATCTCCTCTATCAAACATACCATCTGCATAATAAGAGCAACAAGCATAAATAAATATCATATCATCAAATGGTAATGCATTTAAGCAAGTACCTATGATATCTATTAATTTAATTAATGAATTTGTATTTACATCTGAATCGTAATATATGTATCTAAGAAAAGATAAACCATCAATACAACTAATGCTTACTTCTTGATTACCTGTTGTAAATGGAACTTGCACATAATCGTTAAGTAAAAACCCTCGCCATTTTATATTGTTATCAATAACTAATTCAACATAATACTTAGTTTCATCAAAGTTTAATAAGTCAGGGAAGTTATCGTAATCGTCTTGGTCGGAAATAATAAAAGACACATTTAATTGTGAAGATATTATAATTGCAATTGGGTCTTCATTTGATGCATTTGGTACTAAAGAAACGTTTGTTCCTATATATGGAGTAACAGTTGCACCTACATAATTTTTTTCGTATATCTTAACAATTAATGATGTTTCATCCCTAAGTTCTTGGGTTATTGTATATCTTAATCCGTATGCCATTATGCTAAACTAATGTTTTGTCCTTTAAGATTTGATGCCTTTTGCGCTCTATTTGTAGCCAATAATAAATCTTGTCCTCTTAATACAAATGCACCACCGCCATCACCACTTGCTCCAATTGGACTAAAGTTTGTAAATCCACCTCCACCACCACCTGCTGTTGGTATTCCTAAAGCAGCCATAATTCCTTTAAATATTAATGTTTTAATTATCATTGTAGATAATTGAACTAATATTCTTTTAAATGTTTCTTCTAATGCCTTACCTATATTTTCGCCATTTGCCATTGCATTAAACATTGCTTCAAAAGCTGGTGTTAATGTATCTGTAATTCCATTTGCTAATTGTAATTGTGCATTATATCTTCTTAAAGCAGCCTCATTTTTAAATATTTGTTCAGCAGTATATTGTTGCGCAAACATTGGCAATTCTGGGTCTAATTTAGTTGGTGTTTTAGGTTTTTTAATTATTTTTTTTGTTTGTATAAATTCAGTTGTACTTATATTTAATACACTTGCTTGTTTACCTAATTTCTCAATACTTTTAGTTGCTTTATCAGTTGATTTTGCAGCTTCATTTGCTCCTTTAGTAATGCCTCCAAATGGATTTACTGAATTAGCAATAGATAAATTTTGAACTTCAGTTCTTAAACCTATTATTTCAGTCTTTAAGCCATTAGCTTCTTTTCTTGCGTTTATATTAGCTTCAGCAGCATTATTTATTACATCTGCTTGACCAATTGTAGCATAAACATTTTGATTTATAAGTGCATTACCTATTCCTAATTGTTTATAGTATTCTCTACCTGTAAGTAATATTTTTTTATTGGCATCTGATAATGCAATAGTTTTATCAGCAAGTTGGTCAATATATCTTGATGTTAAGGCTTGATTAACTAATGCTTGTGTATATAAATCAACCGCTGCTCTTGCTTGGTCAACATTAGTAATTGTTGAAGCATAAGCACTATTTACTTTGCCTAATTCAGTTACTACTGCTTTAAATGCTTCTGACCTACGTTCTTCACTTACATTTGCATTTTCACTTATTGTTAAATATGTTTGTAATCTTATTCCTGTTTCAGTTGCCTCTGCTCTTGCATCTCTTAAACTTTGAGCAAATTTTTCTTCTGCTTTTGATGCTTCAGTTGTTCCACTTATAAAATCAGCTATTTTTGGACCAAATGCAACTATAATTGATGAAACCGCACCTAAAGCTAAACCAATACCTGCTGGACCCATTAAGCCTTGTGCCATTGATTTTAAAGCACCACCTGTACCTCCAGCCTCTTTACTTAATCTTTGAAATGATTCTAATAAAGGATTTAAGTTATTCGCAATACCTATAAATCCATAAGGAGCATCTTGAGCAACCCTTGATAAGTTTGATAAAGCATTTGTTGCTTGGTTACTTGTACTTGGCAACGTTTTAAATGCAGTACCTAACTTTGTTGTTGCGGTAACTGTTTCTTGTATATTTTTAACCGCCTGTTGATTGTCTGCGGTTATCGTAATTTTTAACGTTTCTTGTGCCATTTTATTATTTTACTCCATACAACTTTAATGTTCTTGCCAATTGTTCTTGTGTTAGTTTTGGCTTTTCTTCTTCTTGTTCATCACTTGGTAAAGGGAAAAATGATTTTAAACTCTTTGGACTTTTCTCACTTGTATTTACTTTATAAATCAAATAAGCTACCATCCTTGTTCTTTCCCATTCTCTCACTTCCTTATTCTCATAAGCCTTTTTATATAATAAAAATTCTCGCCACGTCAATTGCCAAAACTCGTTAATCGTTAAGCCAACTTCAATAGCGAGAATAATTATTGAGTCCCAACTATAAAACCCTAATTTTTTTTTTCGTCCGTTTCCTTTTCTG